CTCTGTGTCTATTATCTGGGCGTTTACTTGGATCGTTGGTAATGTGGATTCTTGTGTGGCTTAGTTTTATAGACAATAGATTTGAGTATTATCAGCTAGGTTCGTTTGGCACTGAAGCACATTGCAACAGAGCAAAAGCCAAGGCAGAGGTAATGGTTAAGAATGTCGGGCAAGCAGTCACATGTTTTGCAGTTGATAGAAATTAAGTCAGGTGTGTGGTGTGTATACAAAAACGGAAAAGTTGTTATAATCACCACGCATAAACGGATAGCGGAGCGTTTATATGCCAGCAACAGTGATTGATGAATACAAGATATTCCCACGGCTGATGATGCTAGTGGTTACTATTTTAACTTACCAAAGCGTTCATTGGTATATGAGTTTGCCCGATCCAAGTTTGGAACAGAGCGGATTGGTTTCGATTTGTATGGGCGCACTTACTGGCTGCTTTGCAGTCTGGATGAACAAAGAAGCTAAGACGGATCGCGGCTCATGATTGGACAGATAGTATCAGCGATTGGTGGTCTGGCTACATCTTACATTGATGGCAAGACAGCCATTCAAAAAGCAAACGCAGAAATTAAACTTAAGCAAGCCACTGGCGAGATGGATTGGGAACAGGCTGCAATTGAGGCCAGCAAAGATAGCTGGAAAGATGAGTTGTGGACTATAGTTTTTGTAGCAATATTGGTAGCCAACTTTGTACCATCACTGCAAGACACCATGGCGCAAGGGTTTGCTAATCTGGAGACAACACCAATGTGGGTTCAATGGGGAATGTATGCTTCCATAGCTGCATCATTTGGAATCCGTACCATGAGGGGGTTAAAGAAATGAGTTACAAACTAGGCAAGCGTAGTCTGTCGAAATTAGAGGGCGTTGATGAACGCATGGTTGCTGTCGTTAATTATGCGATTGGCGTTAGTAAGCAAGACTTCTCTGTAATCTGTGGGCTTCGCACCATTGAAGAACAACGCGCACTTGTTGCTAAAGGTGCGAGTCAAACCATGAAGTCTAAACATCTGGATGGTATTGCTGTTGACCTTATGGCCTATGTAGATGGTGGTCGTTGGGAATTGAATTTGTACGATGAGATTGCTGATGCAATGGCAGAGGCAGCACGTGCGGTTGATGTTCCTATTCGTTGGGGTGCAGCTTGGACTGTACCAAACATTGCGCAATGGGACGGTGATATGGAATCAGCAATGAATGATTACATTGATACACGTCGATCCCAAGGTCGTCGTCCGTTTATTGATGCGCCTCACTTTGAGTTGATGGTCTAAGTTTAGGTCGTATTGATGATGAGATTCTACCAGTGTCAGTACAAAAAAGATCAGCGGGTAGAACGTTAGATACTTCTTCGGCTGCGCGAACTAGCTCATAACATTTCTCAGCACTATTGGTTAAAATCTGGCTGGTCATTTCGTAGCCATTTAAGATGTATGCAATGGTAAAAATGTAGTAAGTTGCCATTGTTTTTCCTCCGTCTTTTGATAGGTTGTCGCGGTGGGCGGCTTTCTGTAACGTCACGACATGTTTTTGTTGGTCGTATCAGACCCGCTATAGCCCGACACATAGCACCGCCCACACGATTACATTCCAACTTCTTTGTGTTGAACAAACTTATCGTCAAGCACTACGCTCTCTCTTGGCAAGCGATAGCGGTACATGCAGTTGCGCACAGCCAGTACATCTTTATCTAATACATCCGCTGCTTGCTCTGGTGTTAAACCATAGTTCAACATCTTGTTTATCTTCATTGCTTGTGGGCTGATCTTTACTTCTGTTTTTTCTTTTTTCTTTTCACGCCCACGCGCGAGTGCAATCTGTTGGCACTTTTTGCTGCGCTCCATCACATTGCCAGTGTTGCTAGTGTTGATTTGCTTTTCTTGCTTTAGAGCTTTGAGTTTCATCATCATGGCAACTTCTGATTGGTTTGGCGATCTGCCAAATGCTCGTTTGAAATTGTCTAATGAGATTTCTACGTCTACTACATTAACCATTCTTTTCCTCCGTTAAATCTGTTGCGGCTTTAACAATAGTCATTACAGGCCAGATAAGGCACAAACAAAAGTTTACTGTGTAGTACATTCTGTCTGGGACTTGTGGCAAACTTCTGCGTCTAGCAAGCATTGTCCTCATTACTTCATAGAACCCGCATACATAAAGGACGATCAGTATTAAGTTCGTCATATGTTGTATCCTTTCTTTCTTAGCTCAGACACATAACTCTTTAGCTCTTGTTGAGCTGCATAGATTTCATTGTTTATGCTAGGCCGTGCGTCTGTTCGGTAACGCTCATCTTGCAGCCGATCTACCTGCTGGCGCAAGTATTTTAATATTCTTTCTGCTTCTGGGTTAAGTTTTGTCGTGTGCATTTAAAAGCCTATTTAGTTACCCATAAAAAAAAGCCAGCCCGAAGGCTGGCAGTTTCACCGTGACAGAGGAAATGTAAGGATGTCGCGTGTGTTTGTATTATGTTGGATCATATTGGATCATACAAGATCAAAATGGAATTTCGTCATTACGATCTTGTGGGCTTGACGGACGTTCTTGTGGGTCGCTGACCTTGAACGCAAGATAAGGTCGATCACCTTTCATCTGACGCCATGCTGCTACTCGTTTGTTTTTGTGCGGGTCAGTCCATGGCGATTGTTTATCGTCAGTCTTGTAGATCATGCCAGTGTAATCTGGGCCTGAGTCTTTAGTCTTTTGATTGGGGAAGATAGCACCAATCTTTTCATAGACTTCTAGTATCTCATTGCCATCACGCGATTGACGCTTAACGATTGCAACTTTTGCATCGCGTCCATCTGCATTGATCTTACCCTGCAAGATAAGTTCCATGTCCTCAAAGGTGCGGAATGTTGCGCCTCTGTTTGTATCATCATATTCTGCCATGCTTCTGGCTCCTTTATCTAAGTTAAGCGGGTGGTTCTTAGGGACACCGCCACCCATCAGTGTTGAAAAACGGAATTGATAAGCTGTAAAGATTCCGCACCCCTAAGAATTAAGGCCAATTCGACTTCGCTCGAGACTTGGGGGTCTCGCTTGTCGAGTTGGCTTGCATTGTAGTTGCATTGCCATCATCGTCTTCTGCTGGAAGATTAAGCAATGACATGATGCCATACCTACGAGCATAAGTTATTGCGCTGCCCAAGCCCTGCATATCATTCTTGTTTAGCACAAGCGGTACATGAGAACTCAAGTCCCAAGTTGGATCGTCTTCATGCATAATAGTTGTAGATACAAATGAGCCATTCTCACCTGTGAATACTTGCTGACTTAGGAAGAAGCCATGCTCACTGAGTGGCCCAGTGACAGCTTCGATGCAACCTTCAAGCGTAACGTAACGGCTACGGAAGTGCGGGTTAGTACCTGTCTTAGCGGGTGGCTGTATTGCCTTACGCGCTTTGATCAATTCGGTTAGGACATTCTTAGTCATTCTTTTGGTTCCTCTTGGTTATGCGCAAGGCTCCGCGCTTGTCACGCTTGATTGTTAGATAGTCGCAATAAACCTCGCGCTCATTATCTGCGACCATATTCTTCAAGTCTTTCTTTGCATTCTCAAATTTCTTGCTTACTTCAAGACCGTTAATGTAGGTGACTGATGCGTCAACGAATGCGTTGTCTTGGCTGGCATCTCGTGCGACCATTTCGTCCAACGGGATTTGGTCGATTGAGATCGACGGTGTGTCAATAGCAATCGGCTCCTCATTCCGTATAACGTAACCCCAGAAGTCCGACACCACTGCCCACATAGAATTAAAATACTCTTGGTTCCTTTCGACATGAACACTTTCCCAATCACTGTTGCCAAAGATTACTGATAGATATGCGCCATTTGCTTCATTGATGTGCATATATAATTGTAGCTGTGGCATGTAGTATTCTAAAGCTTTGCTCATGTTGTTGAACGAATTGGTGTGCTTGGCTTCGACAATTGCACCATTCCACATGGCATCAATTGTACCAGCGACAGGCACATTACCTATTTGTTTTTTAACTTGATACTGGTGGTTTGAGAGTACGCAGTTATGGTGCTTTTCGAACCAATGCAAATTAAAATCTTCGGTATGGATACCTAATTGCACGGCAAGAACATTTGATAAATCATCTGGTTCTTTGCGGCCTGTCTTTATTTGCCACAAGTCTAACCAATTGCCTTGCAATATTTGGACGCAATCACTGCCTCCAATAAAGCCTTTACGCTCCATCATTTCCTCCTTTTATTATGTGATTATACTACTGCATATGTGCAGTAGCATCAAGAAGATTCTTTGATTATGCGCTTGCCCATTTCGTGCTGCGCTTCTTTTTCTTTGCGAACTTCTTCAGGGTCAGCGATGGCAGAAACATCAGCTAAGAAAGCTTCACGGTGTGGGTCAAGCTGTCGCTCTGTTAGATAGCCAAACGCAACAAGGGCTGCTGCATTGCGACCCCATAGCCAAGTCTCACTGACCAACTCGCCATTGAGAATGCGCTCGGCATTGATGCGATAAGAGTCTGGCTCCCATGTTTTGCGACTGCCAAATTCTTTCTTGAGAACTGGGTGCGAACCTCGACCAAGACTTGCACTCCATACGTCAGCTTCTACAGCTTTAAATGCTTTCTTCATTCTACAACCTTAAAGTATTCAGCAACACGTTTGCCATTTGGCAATTCGATCATTGTCTTATCTACTGGATAACCTGACTTTTTTAGATCGCTAATTCGTGAGGCTAAACGAAAACAATCATAAAAATCTAAAGCTTGCCAAGCTGTAATTGTTAAGCCTTTTTCAAGGTGAGCCTTGATCATCTTGTTCTGCGATTCCATAACTTTCCTCCATTAATAATTGGAATTGCTCGCCTGTCATAATGACAAGCGTTTGCGGCGTTCCTTTGCGCCGTTTGTAAAAGGCAATGTCTCTGCCTTCTAATACTGAGAATGGACTTGGGAAGTTTGACTTATCTCTGTACTTTACTTCGCCTATCATTTCCAATCCGTCGATTTCGATTTTGATGTCGCCTGAATACTCGCCTCCCAAGCTTCCTGAGAGGGGCTGGCGCTTCGCTTTGATCGGCGCTTTGATTTGGTTGAGCCAATCGACAAACCACTTTTCGTGGTAAGTTCCTTTGTTTTTGTTACGGTTTGCCATCTATCTTCCTCGTAGCAATGAAGACACACATACCAATGCTTATGCATTGTTTTAGCGTGATCGTTTCTGAGTATAGCAACAAACCATTCTGTCTTTGTTTCACATGAAACACAGTAAATATATTGCTTACCTTTTTTTGACTTCGACATCGTAGCCCAGTGCATCAAGCCAACACATGAGAAAGAAACCAGATGGGATGCGCTTGTGCTGCTCCCACTTATGAATCAATGATTCAGTGCAACCAATCTTATGGGCTAATTTTTCTTGGCTTAACCCCTGCTCGTGCCTCGCTTCTACTAACATCTGGATTATCTGATCGTAGTTGCTTGGCAATCGCGGCTGCGTTTTGTCTTCGCTCTTGCTCATAGATGGCGTCTAAAACTTTACTAGCTGTATCAAATCTAAGTTCAGTCCTCATGCTTATAGTTCTATAATACGTTGAGGATGGGATGTCAGCTACGCGGAACGCCTTTACTAGATCAACGTTCCGCTTGTCTGATTCTTCTTTTAGATATTGCAGATATGATTTCATACTGCATGTATGCAGCTAAAAATCTATCTCGTCAACCTCGTCAGTTTCGCCTGACCCATGACAAGCCCAACACTCTTTGGTGTATTCTTCTAAGCTTGGCGGTGAGTCACGAGATACCCATGGCTCGGGTCGCTCATATGTGAGAGTGCCATCGCCCAGACATTCTGGGCAATGTACTTTTTCAGTACGGTATTTCGTCTTCAATCGGTGCAAGGTTTACATCCTCCCATGCTTTCCAAGATCGTTGCAAAAACTTCTTGCGATCAAATCTTGGATTAGTTTTTTCGAGCGCATCGGCTACAGTTATGTGCGCTTGCGGCGATAGCTGTGGCCCGATGGTATCTGCGATTAATATGAAATCTTTACGAGTCAAACTCAAACTCCTTACTGCGCATTGCTGATGCAATCGCTGCTTCTCTGTTATACTTTGCAGTGTGCGGTGAACGCAGGTCTTGGGTGTGTGTAGCCCAGTACGTTAGCGTGTTGTACAACGCCCACTTGTTGCGCCCTAGTTCACGACACTCGCCAGCCCAAATCTCAAGCAACTTTTCTAGCTGCTTCTCGTTTGTCTTGGTGACTTGCGTTTGGCGCGTGAACGCCTTGGCTACTGTGTTCTTGAAGAACTTCTCAGCCATTGGCGTGGTCACTGTTGTCATCATGTATGACTGCCACACTTCTTTGCGTGACATGAAGTGATCCAATCCATTGACGATCTTGGCTGCGCTGCCCTCAACATTGATAGACGTTGTGTGCTTGTATCGTGTACGAGCCACAGCATCGGCTGTTGTGCAGCCATTCAAGCAAAAGAGGCGAAGCCCACTGGCTGCTTGTGAGAATGACCAAGAAGCATCATAGCTATTGAAAAAGTCAACTTTGAACTGAACGTAATCGCCAATAGTAGGCTCAATCTTTAGGTCATTAAATAGAATTTGACCTCGAAGCTTACGACCATTCTCTAAAACTTCTACGTCTACAGTGTAGTCACGAGACAAGTCTGCCTGTGTTACGCTGTCTACAACGGAGTTTACTACATCGTCATGCGTTACCATCTTGTAACGTGAGCCATGAACACCAAGCGATTGGTTGGTATCAGTTCTGACTACATGTTGAGAGCCATCAATTGGCTCTCCATGCATGTCATACACTGGCTGCATTTCCACTGGGAACTCCCAGCTATTGGTCATATCAAGCATCATTTCCTCCGACTACTTGTATTTGTACTGGGCTATCCAGCACTTCTTCTATTTCAATTAATACTTCGATCATGCGCTTGGCTTGATCTAATGATATGGGGAATGTCACATCTGGCATTTCCACGTTAGATTCCTGAACTCTTGGGGTCAGGTTAGCTATCATCATATTGATTTTGTACAGCTGCTTGGCTGACGCTGGCATGGTAAACATTATGCAATCCTCCACATGTGAACGTATCCATCAACGATGCGTGAGGCTGCTTTGAACCCACGTTTTTCCATGCATTTTCTAAGATAGCCAGCTTGGCCTTTCTTATGTAATTTAATGCAATCTCCGACTTGCATTACATCTAATGCGCTGTCGAATTTAGAACCTTTCTTACCGCCATTGTTACCCCATTGGCGTTCAGGCATTGGTAGTCCACGGATTAGTGTTGCTGGCATTTCATTTCCTCCTATGCTGCAAACAAAATTAAACCTGCGAATAGCAGGGCGAACAAAGACACACAGATCACTAAGTCAATGATCAGGTCTAATACTTTACGAATGTTGGATATGCTCCACATCTTACTTTCCTCTGTCTATAGTGCAACCGTTTGTTATCTGCTTATATGCACAAGTTAAGTATGCACTATGCAATGCTTATTGCAAACGATTTTTTATCTATTGTTTTCTGGTGACGCTACGTCACAGACACACACACGGGCTGGCTAGTCGCTGCAACGTTCCACACCTTCCACATGTTCCACTATGAGCAATAAAAAAAGAGGGGCCGAAGCCCCTCTCAATCTTATGCTCGTTTCTTCTTAGACTTAGGTGTTTCAACTAGGTCATTCGCAACCTCAGTCGCGATGCCCATCATCGCATCCATGTCTAGTAACTCTTGCGGAATGTCGACCTCCTGTTGAGGGACGTTCTGCGATCCGTAATGATAACCGACAGGCGCACCATACGGTGCATAGTGCTCGCCATATGCATCGAACCATGCGGCTTGCAAGTCTCGGTACATCTCGTCAAGTTGTTCGTGTTTGTACTCGGCGGCTTGGGCGGCTCCGAATGAGCCACGTATCCGCTGCGTACTGATCTCAGTACCATCGAACAACTTGCGATCTGCCTCGTAACGCTTCTTCTTGTTGGCAGCGTTGACTTCTGTGTCGATGCCATTCTTGCCGCCATAGCGTAGGAAGTAGAGGCCATCCATCATCTTCTCCATCATTACCTTGCGTACGAAGCCCATCTCATCGTGCGGCAAGAAGTCTTTAGTCTCGTAATCAAAACGGTCGTACTCGAAGCTAAGTTCATTAATCATTGTAGCGATAGTCATTTTCATTCTCCTATTTCTATCGTTTCATACACAGTCTTCTATGTATGCAGATAGGTCAGCCATAAGGATTTATGCTCAGTCAACGACGACACATCTCGCATGTGTCGCCAGCTTGCTGGTGAGCGGCTACGTTGCGTCAACTTGCTTGACGCTACGTTCAAAGCCATCGTTTACTTAGCATAAATACGGTGGCCCAACTGGAAGTTATAATTCATAGATTGTGTGTGATAGAGAGATACATCTGTGACAAGGTGTGGTCGCGCACAGGTACTATGGCTTACTCGCAATGGCATAAAGCGATTGAGCTTTGCCTAAGCAAAGTCATTAGCGGTATGCGATTGCCCAAGCTAGACATGGAAGCGCGATCACGGCGCGGAACAGATATGCATGTGGAATGCCACAAGGCGCACAGTATTCACCATGCTTGGGCAAAGAGGGGTCAATCCCCTGTTTGTTCAAATGACGCAACGTCACTTTGATAATGACGTAGGGTAACAGCTTGACACAGTATTGACAAAAGACGCAGTGTGGGGGGGATCATAGGGGGGGCCATACAGAGGGTACAGTTTCTCCCCCAGTATAAAAAAACCATAGTGCAGTGCAGTATAGTACAAGGGTGTTAGTGCTACATTGTACAAGAGTGAACAGGACTATAGATGGCTGTAGAAACTAGGAAATTGACCGATAAACAGTTGGCTTTAGTGGATACGCTTGTAGCAACTGGGTGTACGGTAAGGCAAGCTGCTGAATCCGCTGGCTATGCTCAAGGCGAATCAGGAAGGGTAAGTGCATCCAAGGCTTTAGCTCAACCACATGTGCAACAGTATATGATGCAGAGGGTGAGTGAACAGTTGGGAATGAACGCTACTGTGGCTGCTGCTAAAGTCCTAAAGCTTGCAACAGGTGCTAGATCAGAGCATGTTCAGCTTGAAGCTAGTAAGGATATTCTAGATCGCGCTGGGTTTAAGCCTATAGATAGATCACAGGTGCAAGTTGCTGGAGACATCAAAGTTTCTATCGACCTTGGCTAAGGGGGGTGGGGTCAAAAACTCGCTGCTAGTTTCTGTTACTTCTCTCCTACTCGCATTTTTCTCCAAAAATATTTTTTCACAAAAACGCTCAAATATGCTATGGGGAATTAAGAAGGATTTAATCTTATGAGTAAGACACCAGCTTGGCAAAGAAAAGAAGGCCAAAACCCTGAAGGCGGTTTGAACGCTAAGGGTCGGGCTAGTGCGAGGGCGCAAGGCTCTAATCTCAAAGCTCCAGTTAAGGGTGCGCCCAAAACTTTAGCGCAGATGCGGAGGAAGGGTTCCTTTCTTAGCAGAATGGGTGCAGCTAAAGGGCCGATGAAAGATGAGAAGGGTCGTCCGACTCGATTGGCTTTAAGCTTGAGTGCTTGGGGTGCGCCGAGGGATAAGGCTAAGGCCAGAGCGATGGGTCAGTCTTTGTTGAAAAGGTACAAGGCAAAGAAGGAGTCTCAACGTGGATAGAGCTAAGTTGGAAGCGGAGCGTGACAAACTAGAGAAAGAGTTGCGCGTGATGTTGGACATTGGTGCCACTGGCGTAAAGAAAAGCCTGATGAATTTGAAGCGAGGGTTTAAGGCCAATGGCAAGCCTCGCAGTAAAGCTGAGTCTGACGCAGCGCGAAAGAAGTTAGAGCGTCTTCGTGAGCTTGGTCAAATGCTGGCTGACATGCCAGACAAAGAAGAAAGGTTTCCGTGATGGCGGTTAATGCTGCGGGTAATTACACCAAACCTTCTATGCGAAAGACTTTGTTCAAGCGGATTAAGGCTAAGGCCACGCATGGCACGGCAGCGGGTCAATGGTCGGCGCGAAAGGCGCAGTTGCTTGCCAAGGAATATAAGAAGCGGGGCGGCGGCTATAGATGAAACCTTCTCAGAAATCTCTGGTTAATTGGGGTAAGCAGAAGTGGCGCACCAAGTCTGGCAAGAAGTCGAGTGAAACTGGTGAGCGTTACCTTCCTAGCAAGGCTATTGCTGCTCTTAGTGATTCTGAATATGCAGCTACAACCAGAGCTAAACGAGAGGGCAAGGCAGCGGGTAAGCAGTTTGTGGCTCAACCGAAGAAGATTGCTCGGAAAGTAAAACAGTACAGGACATAGATATGCCAAATGTAAATGGAAAGAAGTTTGCCTACACCAAAGCTGGTATGGCTGCTGCAAAGAAATACAAAAAGAAAACTTTGTTTAAACGGAGCAAATAATGGCTTGGTATTTAACAAGTGGTGAACTTTATACTGGCGAGACACATGTCCTTGCTGGTACGACATATAGCGGCAAAACGAGAACCCCTGACTCGCGCCGCTTGGTGGAAGGGCCAGAACCAACACGTTCTCGCAGCTCCAAGGGACGATTGAAGGCAGACGACCCTTCCACTCCTGATGTTAATGAGGCTTATTCTAAGCCCAAACCCAAGAAGAAAAAATGAGCTTTATAAATACTTTGAAGCAAGAAGAACTGACAATGCTTCGCCGTATTGTTAAGTCTATTCACTTTCAGTATTTTGATCAGAAGCATGGCAAGTCTTATGTAACCGATAAGATGCTGGACAATGTAATTGAGAACATTGGGCCAGAGGCGGCTGAGAAAATGATTCGTCGCGGGGTAGACAAGGGGCTTCAATGACCACCTTTTCTTATAAGCCAGATGGCGCGGTGCTAAAGTCCTTTATGAAGGACAATACTTTCTTTCGTGGTATAAGGGGGCCAGTAGGCAGTGGTAAATCTGTTGGATGTTGTGTTGAAGTCTTTCGTCGTGCGCTGGAACAAAAGAAAGGGCCAGACGGAAAACGAAAGTCTAGATGGGCTATTATACGGAATACAAACCCACAGCTACGAACTACAACTATTAAGACATGGATTGACTGGTTCCCAGAAAGCGAATGGGGAAAATTCACATGGTCAGTCCCATACACCCACCACATCAAGAAGGGCGACATTGATCTCGAAGTTATTTTCTTAGCCCTTGATCGACCCGAAGATGTAAAGAAACTTCTTTCTTTGGAACTTACTGGCATTTGGATTAACGAAGCCAGAGAAATACCAAAGTCTATTATTGACGCTTGTACAATGCGTGTTGGTCGCTTTCCTTCTATGCGTGATGGTGGCCCAAGTTGGACAGGTGTCATTGCTGACACGAACGCACCAGAAGAAGATCACTGGTGGCCTATTATGTCTGGCGAAGTTCCAATCCCTGACCATATTCCTCGTGAGCAAGCTAAGATGTTGGTCAAGCCAGACAACTGGCAGTTCTTCACCCAACCTGCGGGAATGCTTGAAGTCAAAGACGATGAGGGCGAAATACAGGATTATACCCCAAACAAAAATGCTGAGAATAGTAAGCACATGCTGAAAGGGTATTATCCAAATCTTATTCGCGGTAAAACAAAAAGCTGGATTGATGTCTATGTAATGAATAGGCTTGGGACAATCCAAGACGGAAAGCCGATCTATCCTATGTTTGCGCCAGATGTTCACGTTGCAAAAGAAGAAATCCCTGTGGCTGCGGGTGCGCCTTTGTATGTTGGCTTGGACTTTGGCCTTACCCCTGCTGCCACGCTTGGTCAAAAAGTCCGAGGTCGCTGGTTGGTTCAGTCAGAAATAGTTGCGTTCGATATGGGCATCGTGCGTTTTGCCGAGGTACTACGAGAAGAAATATCCACACGTTTTTCTCAGTGTTCCGAGGTCTTTATCTATGGCGATCCCGCTGGTGACTTTAGAGCGCAGACTGATGAATCTACTCCCTTTCACATTCTGCGCGGGGCTGGCTTGAGAGCGTTTCCCGCGCCCTCCAACTCTGTTGACCTTCGACTTGAGTCAGTCTCCTCCCAGTTGACTAAGATGGTAGAAGGGAAGCCAGCCTTTTTAATTGACCGCCGCTGTTCTCAGTTAATCAAAGGCTTTGAGGGCGGTTATCAATACAAACGAATGGAAGTGAGTGGTGAAAGGTACGCAGATAAACCAGACAAGAATATGTTCTCGCACATTCACGATGCTCTGCAATATATGATGCTTGGTGCTGGTGAGGGCCGTGCATTGATGAACAATCAAAAACCTGCGCGTCCAGTTATAGCAAATCGAAGCTTTGATGTATTTTCTAAGAACAAACCAAAGCAAAGAAGACAGGGGCTTTGGTCAAGGATGTAACGATTGTGCGTTGCAATTTTTGTTTTTCTTAGACTATAGGTCGATAAAGCAAAGGAGATAACCATGTGTTGGCAAGTTCTAATTCCAACTTTGATTAGCGCAGTAGTTGGCGTTAAACAAATGAAAGCGCAAAAGGCAGCGATTGCGCAGCAACAACAAGCACAGCAAGAAATTCTAAAAGCGCAGCAAGAGCAAGCGGCATCAGCAAAAGCATCATCTGATGCGCAAATTGCGGCAATCCGTGAGCAGCAAGAACGTCAAGCTGCATTGCTTGCAGAAGAAAAAGCCCGTGCTGATAAGCTTGCGGCTGAAAAAGCAGAAGAAGCGCGTCAAGCTCAACTAACAGCCCAAGCACAAGAAGAAGACTTACTTGCTTCAAGCATGAAGAAAAAAGTTCGTCGGACAGGTACGGCTCGTCGCCGCAGCTTGTTTACTGGTGCTGGTGGTGGAGAAGGGTATTACAGTAGGTTTAGCTAATGATTAATGATCCCATTGCGAAGAATTATCTAAAGCGGTACGAGTCCGCTAAAGCAAAGCGTGAAAACTTTGTTCCCTTGTTCGAGGAATGCTATGAGTATGCTTTGCCGCAAAGGGAATCATTCTATCACGAAACTATTGGTCAACGTCGAGATGATAAAATCTTTGACGAGACTGCTGTAGTTGGCGTTCAGGAGTTTGCATCTCGTTTGCAATCTGGCTTAGTTCCAAACTTTGCACGATGGGCTGACCTGATGGCTGGCTCAGAAGTTCCAAAAGAACAGCGCGATTCAGTAGACAATGAGCTTGATGCAGTTACTGAATATGTCTTTGAGATTATTCAGAACTCAAACTTTGCCCAAGAGGTACATGAATCCTTCATGGACTTAGCTGTTGGCACTGGTGTTTTGGTTTGCGAAGAAGGGGATGCTTTATCTCCTGTCCGTTTCTCCGCAATACCATTACCCCATGTCATCCTAGACACTGGCCCCGATGATCGTATTGACCATGTATTCCGTGAGCGCAAAGGCATTCGCTTTGATCAGATTCAAATTTTGTATCCAAGCGCAAAGCTAACTGGTGAACTTGAGCATATGGCTAAGAACTCTGGCGATATGAAGACAACAATCCTTGAGGTTGTATGTCGTGATTACTCTACGCCAAATGTGGAAGCGCACCTTTACTATGCAATCTGCATGGCAACAAAAACGGTTATCATGTCCTATAAAATGGATGGCGTAGGATCGAATCCATTTATTTGTTTCCGTTGGTCTAAATGTGCTGGTGAAGTATATGGACGCGGCCCATTGATTAACGCGCTGTCTGCTGTCAAAACAACGAACCTTACCATTGAACTAATACTTGAGAATGCGCAAATGGCTATCTCTGGTATTTATCAAATGGAAGATGATGGTGTCGTTAATCCTGATACAATAAATCTTGTTCCAGGGACGATCATTCCAAAGGCGATGGGGTCTGCTGGATTGCAACCTATACAGGCAGCGGGACGTTTTGACGTTGCGCAGCTAGTTCTATCCGATATGCGCACCAATATTAAACGTGCGTTGTATAACGATATGTTAGGCAATCCAGATAAAACACCAGCTTCCGCTACAGAAGTTGCAGAACGTATGGCTGACCTATCTCGTCGTATTGGTTCTGCGTTTGGTCGATTGCAAGCAGAGCTTGTTCAGCCAGTTCTTCAACGTGTTATTTACATTCTTAAGAAGCAAGGGCGCATCGAAGTCCCAACAGTTAATGGTCGTGAAGTAAAAATTCGCTCATCTTCACCGCTGGCTCAAGCCCAAGCAAACCAAGATATTACATCTGTATCTCGTTTCTTAGAGCTAACAAATGCGGCCTTTGGGCCAGAAGCAATGCAGGTTCTTATTAACTCAGAAGAAACTGCTGTTTACCTTGCCAAAAAATTTGGTGTACCTGACACCTTGATTCGTGACGAACAAGAGCGTAGACAAATAGTTGCAATGATGCAGCAAATGCAGCAAGCTCAAGCTGCCGCACCTGCTGCGGGGCAACCAATGGAGTAACGCTTGACTAACAAGGTCAACGTGGGCGTTGATGGGATTCATCGCCCACAAGATAAAGACAGAGAGATTAGTCTCAATGTCGCAGAAGTATTTAATACACCGACAGGTAGTGCGGTTCTGAAATACTTACGGTCTATTACCATTGAAATGGTTAATGGGCCAAATGTTACGACAGAAGAACTACGTCACTTGGAAGGGCAGCGTTATCTCGTTGGCCTTATTGAATCGCGTATTAATCATGCACATAAGGTGAAAGACAATGGAACAAGAAGCTGAAAGTGTTGAAGCAGTTGAGACAGTTGACAACCCTGACAACTCTGACAACCAACGCCCTGAGTGGCTCCCTGAAAAATTTAGTGATCCAGCCGAGCTTGGTAAAGCGTATAAGTCACTAGAGTCAAAGCTTGGCGAAAAAGAAGAAACGCTGCGCGAACAGTTAAAAGAAGAATTGCATCAAGAACGATTTGGCAATCGTCCTGCATCTTCTGGAGACTATGAACTTCCAGAAATGGTTAATCCAGAAGAAGGTTTTAACAATGAGCTTCTTCAATGGTGGGCAGATCATTCTTATGAGAATGGATATTCACAAGAGCAATTCCAAAGTGGCATTGAGCGTTTTGCACAATATGCTGGCCCTGATGCACAAGTCGATATTGAAGCTGAACTTAAACAACTTGGTGATAATGGTGAGGCTAGAGTAGAGGCTGCATCAATGTGGGCAGAGCAATTCTTCCCAGAGGAAGTTTTGCCAGCTATCGAACTAATGTGCCAAAAGCATCAGGGTATTGTTGCGCTAGAGATGATGATGCAAAAAATGCGTGATCCATCTGTAAGTGAAAATACAAATGTTGCATCTGGCTTAGATCAACCCACGTTGGAAGAAATGTCTAGGGATGAAAGATATTGGAATCCAGCTAGACGCGACATGAACTTTGTCCGACAGGTAGATGAAGGGTATAAGAAGTTATACAATGGATAAAACTTTCTTTCACTCAAGGGGCATATCAGTTGCCCCTTTTTTAACAAAAGATGTTTTGCCTGTTTACAAAACGCTCTGCTATGAAACGCACAAAGAATTTGCTGAGGTTTACCGAGAAGAACCGCTTGGAGCCTTAATGTCTGTAGCGGGTGTGCCTGATGTATTCCTTGTTACAAAGGACAATAAGCCCTTGGCGGTCATGGGCTTGCAGGGAATAAATGCACAGAGTGGAATACTTTGGTCATTGTTTACTGATGATTTTAAGAAAAATAGAACTTCATTTTACAGAGCATCCCCTGATCTAATAGAGTTTTTTCACACTCACTACTATAGCTTACACGTTGATACTTGGGTTGAAAATGAAGGAATTATGCAGTGGCTTGCATGGCTTGGTTTTGAGTTAGAGCACCTTGAAGAAGCAGATGATGATATAGCCATAGCACATTTTGTGCGTTGCAATCCAAATAGAAAAAATGTTTATGCTTTGTCATCAAGGCCCGTAAAGCACTGAGAAGCCCGACAGGACACCTTCTATGACGTAGCGGAACGGATACCCAAGATGCAAAATGAAACTTAACTAAGGATTGCTAAGATGGCTAATACAATTGACCAAGCCTTCATCAAGCAGTTTGAAACCGATGTGCATCTTGCTTATCAACGCATGGGTTCAAAACTGCGTAACACTGTACGTTCAACAAACGTAAGCGCGTCTGTTGCACGTTTCCAAAAAATTGGTGCGGGTACTGCATCAACTAAATCTCGTAATGGTAATGTGTCTGCAATGGAATTGGTACACACCAATGTTGAAGTAACCATGGCAGATTACTATGCTGCGGAATACATCGACAAGCTAGACGAGTTGAAAATCAACATCAACGAACGTCAGGCTGTCGCTGAATCTGCTGCTGCTGCTCTAGGTCGCAAAACAGATGAAATCATCACAACTGCAATGGATGCTGGTGCAAACGCTACAGCGATTGCTGATACAAGTGGTGCATTGGGAAAAGCAGACTTGCTAACACTGTTCGAGACATTTGGCTCGGCAGACATTCCAGAAGATGGGCAGCGTTATATCGCTATGTCACCTGCTGGTTTCGCTGACTTGTTTAACATTAACGAGTTTGCGTCAAGCGACTTTGTTGGCCCACAAAACCTACCGTTTGCTGGCGGCATGACAATGAAAGAGTTCTTGGGCTTCAAGATTTTCTCAACGTCTGCTGTAGCTGGTGGTAAGAACTTTGCGTACCATATGCGAGCTGTTGGCTTGGGCGTAAACTCAGATGTACAAACTGAGATTAACTACGTTCCAGAAAAAGTATCGCACCTAGCGACATCAATGATGTCAATGGGTTCTGTTGTCATTGATGACAACGGTGTCTACGAAGTTCTAGACAACAACTAATAGGTTGGGGGCTACGGCCCCCTTCTTTTACCTAGAGGTTAAACATGGCAGTAACGAGTACACACGCAAATTCACCAATAGATATTTGTAGCCGCGCTCTCATCTTAATTGGTGCAGAGCCAATTACTTCTTTTGAAGATGGTAACAATGAAGCACTGATTGCTTCAAACATGTATGAAGACATTGCGCGTTCTGCTTTAGTTAATGCACGTTGGCGTTTTGCAACAAACCAATCTATTCTTAACAGACTGAGTGATGCCCCCACTGGACGTTATGACGCTGCATATCAACTCCCGTCTGGCTGGTTGATGACACACTCCGTTACTGTAAATGATACGCCGATTATGTATCAAACATACGGCAGTAAACTATATTGCGATGAATCAAATACATCAGAGCTTGTGCTTGATTACACTTACAGAGCAGATGAAACTGATTGGCCCTCATACTTTACAATAGCTGTTCAGTACGAAATGGCTTCTGTACTAGCGTCAAGTTTAGCTAGAGATACTGGCCTCTCCGCTGCAATGCAGCAACAAGCTCAGATCACAATGATGAAAGCTAGAAGCTTAGATGCACAGCAACAAACAACTCGGAAACTAAATACATCACGGTTCATTGCGCAAAGGCGTAGCTAATGCAGAAGATAACTGTACCACTCAATAGCTTTCAGTTTGGTGAAGTAAGCCCCTCATTAATATCAAGGACTGACTCGCCAATCTATAATGCATCTGCGCAAAAAATTGAGAATATGTTTTTGCGATCAGAGGGTGGCGTAATTAAACGCGCTGGCCTTAAAAACATTTATCGCTTTTCTGACATTACAATTGACTCAGCAAAGAAACAGCAATCTCGCTTGCTGCCGTTTATTTTTTCTGACGATGAGCAATATGTAATATCTGTAGAACACCAGAAGGTACGTTGCTTCTTTATTGATCCAACAACTGGCGACACAAGTTTGGTAGATACCATAACCACAGACGTAGATGGCAATACTCTTAAATTTGACCACACCTACCTGAGTGAATACACGTTTGCTCAAGAAGCAGACGTTATGTTTATCTGCCACAACCTGTTTATGCCGCAGCAAATTATTCGGACAAGCTTAACTACGTTTGAAGTTTCTGCTTATACCTTCGATACTAAAGCTGATAACGCATTGATTTATCAGCCTTATTACAACTTCCAAGCTTTTACAAACAAGCTAGACCCATCTGCTACAAGTGGCAACGGCGTTACAGTGACAACAACTGACCCATACTTTGATACAACAGGTACACAGTCTGGTGGTAATTACCCTGACTCTAAACATGTTGGAGTAACGCTAAAGTATCATGATAGTGAAATGGAGATTCAATCAGTTCAATCTTCAACCCAAGCAACTGTAAATGTAATAGATACGCTTGAAGCTATTTTGACATTAAATTCATTTAGATCAACAGATGGCAGTAGTACAATTGAGGTTGAGTACAAGGATCATGGGTATTCTGTTGGAGATAGTATTGTTGTAAGTGACTGCGGTGGTTTTGCTGGACTAAGCGCAAATCAGATTAATGGGACAAGAACCGTTACATCAATTCCGAACGATGACAAGTTTACCTTTAACGCAGATTCAACAGCTAACGCATCTATTGCAGGTGGAGGCACTCCGCATATTGACTCTCATGCACCAACAACAAATTGGTATGAACAGTCATATTCTAGTTTAAGGGGTTTTCCAGCGGCTATTACATTCCATGAAAACAGGCTCGTGTTTGCTGGCACTATTGCACAGCCAGACTCAATCTGGATGTCAAAGAAAAGCAGGTACTACAACTTTGATATTGGCGAGGCAGAAGCCGCTGATTCTATCCAAGTCACAGCAAGCCTTGGTGAAGTAAACCAAATTCGTCATTTGGTGTCTAACCGCGACCTACAAGTGTTTACTGCAAGCTCTGAAATGTATATTCCATCGTTTGAAGCGCAGCCACTCACACCAACCAATGTGCAGGTAAAACGACAAACTCCATTTGGCATCGACTTTGTTAGACCTCAATTGTTAGACGGTGCCTCTGTATTTGTGCAGACAGGTGGCAATATTGTGCGAGAATATATCTATACGGATACTGAAGCGGCTTACACATCTGTTGCTATATCGGGTATTTCATCACACTTGGTGCGTGATCCTATAGAGATGAACACCCTTAATGGTGCCGTTGATCGTTCTGAAAGCTATCTCTTTATGATTAACAAGGATGGCAAGATGGCTGTATTTAACTCAAACCGCGCTGAGAAACGTGCGGGTTGGGTAGAGTTTACATCGCAGGGTCGATTCCATTCGTCGGTAACAGTTGATGAAAAGGTTTTTGTTAGTCTGATTATTGATGTTGGTGATGGCACAGAGAATCTAGTTTTGTGCCAGCTAACTTACGACCACAACATGGATTACGCTAAAGACTACACTGGCACGGCTGGTGTGTTTGATGTGAGCGCAGATTTTGAAGATGGTGCTGTAGTTAATGTGATTGATGGCAATAACTACGTTGGTGAGTTTACTGTTGCATCAGGCAGTGTAGATGTATCTGCGGTTGATCCTGATCTAGCTGCGGCAGAGATAGGATATAAGTTTGACGTAACGCTAACGACCAATCCTATAGACATTAATCTAGCAAATGGTCCCGCTACTGGTAGACCTAGAGCTTTGGCGTCTGTTATTCTTGATTTAAACAGTACGTTATCAACATCTGTAAACGGAACCAATCTAGTAATTAGGCAGGTGCGTGATGATCTGTCTCAACAGTTAGAGCCTTTTACTGGCAAGAAAGAGTTTAGGCTTCTTGGGTATTCACGCGATCCACAGATTACCATATCGCAAGAAGCACCATTGCCAATGCAGGTTAATGGATTAGTAGCGGAGCTAGTGTTGTAATGGAAGCATTCGGAAATATGTTTAGCAACTTCCTGAACATTGGAATGTCGTTCTGGAATAGCACATCTAAACTTGCAATGGACATGTATCAAATGGATACAATGTCCAAGATGGGGCAGCTAAAGGTTGACGCCCTTCTTAGCGCAGCCGATGCGCAAATGGAGCAAGCAGAGCTTCAAGCCAAAGAGTATGAGATTGAACGGCAAGCATCAGCCGTACAAGCATCACAAACATATGCACAGCGCATGGCTGAGTATTCAGAAGCCACTGCGTTTAACAGCTTTGTTCGTGAAAGCTTGCTTGGCGGTGGTGAAAGTATGAGTGTTAATGCATTCGTCAAGCGGCAAGCTAAAATGGTTGCAGAAGATTCAAACAGAATAAACAGTCAAGCAATTGCAGTTGATTCTGCTTTAGCTAGAGAAGGGCATATGAGCTTGCTACGCGGCATTAATGCAGCAAGAGCAACGCGAAACCAAGCACTTCAAACCGCTTATCAAAACACGATTGATCTTCTTCAAGTATCTGATCCTATCAGCACAGGCATCGGAATATTTGATGATGTTAAAAAGATAGCGACAACTATCCGTGATTACAGGAACAAATAGAGATGAAGCCAGTAGTAAAGCAACGAACCGAGTTCTTTAATAAGCCTATTGGCGTTACATCTATCCGCACTGGTGAGCCAGAAATGTGGCAAAGTATAGCTGCGTCAGCCGATGCTAGATATAGAGATGCCTATCAATACAATGCTGAACGAGCAAAGCAAAAGGGTGAGGAGCAAGCGGCTGCTGTACCAACCAAAGATTTGTTTGTCATTGACCCGAATACACAAAAGCCTGTTGCCCTAGAGCCGCCACGCAGCTTTGGTATGATTGGTCGTCAGGCCTATGAAAACCTTATTAGCCGTAGGTTTGAGGAATCAATCCAAGCTGAACTAGAAAGTAAAGCACAAGAGTATGCACAGAAGTATCAAAATTCTGGCGTGTTTCAGCAAGAGTTTGCTCGTCATATAGAGAATATGGTTGCACCATCCATAGATGACTCTGGCGAAATGAGTGCATATGGTCGTGTTATCAATGAGCTTGGTGCTGAGTATCTTGCATCGACTACAGCCGCTATGAAGAAGCGGGAAGCTGAGATTGCCAAGGCCAAGCTTAAACGCCACAACCAAGTTCTTAGATATACCAATACCCGCAAGGCAGTTGTTATGGCTGCGGAGGGGGACACAGTTGGAGCAAAGTTACTTCTTGAAGAAGAATATCACCGTGTATCAGAAGAATTTATGGCGGGTGAGGTTCCGTTTAGTGAGTTTACAAAGGTCATAGACCAGATTGATGGGCTTGAATCTTTAGTCTCAACCAACTCTTTATCAAAGTATTACGTTGAGAATGACGATATACAGGCTCAAATTGTTCTAGCCATTCAAAACCCAGCATTCAAAGACAAACTTCCCCCAGAAATTGCAAAGCAGATAGAAACTGCACTGCTTACAACAACGCCAACTAATCTTGTTAGTGCTCTTAACTCGTTTGATAAGAGCATGGATGAATATCTGGACAAGCAAATTGAGATTGCTCGAAACAATTATCTTAGCAACATCAATCAAAACACAAGTGTTGTTGATATAGACAGGACAATTGTTTCTGTGCCTGATAATATAAAGCCAGAAGTACGATCTGATCTTATTATTGAGGCTGCAACCCAGAGAATACATGGAAGCATTAGTGAAATTGGTGACGTTGGCCCTCTTGCTGACGAACTTCTTAATGTATCTTTCAATGATACCGATGCATTAGTAAAAGTGTTAGGCGAGGAATTTGTCGCTGAACTAAGAGAGTTAAGCTTTGAGGAGCGAGAAACAATTGCCAAAGGCATTAACGCTCGTAGCTCTGCCCTTAACAATCAACGCACACAAGAACAAAGGCTTTCAAAGAACTATTTTGACGCTCAAATTCTAGACATTGAGAGTAATAAAACTTATAGCATTGAAGGCCGAATTGCTAAATCAAATGAAGTTATTGCCCAAATTCAAGCCTCGGACTTTGATAATAAAGTATCTAAGATAGATGCGGTTCGACGCGCAACCGCACAAGCTGTGAGAAATCAGGTAGACCTTGCTTATTTTACTGGTTCTGAGCTTGAGTATTTATCAAGTTTAATTCGTACTGGTGAAAATCCTAGTGGTGTTTTTTATACAAGCTTAACTGGTCTAAAAGCGGGAAAAAATGGAAACGTCCCTAATAGTTTTATGGTTGTGTATGAGGCTTTAAAATACTCAGCAGGAATTGATCGCACTGCTACTGAATCTAAAATTGAATCCGTCATTAAAGGAAATAAGGATTTTTATAACAATCTTGTTTCTGAAAAAACAATTGAGCGAAGCAAGGATGCTGTTTCTGGCGGTTATGCAACTCAAGATGATATTGAAAGATTGGACAAAGAATACTTTAGTGGAATGAATGTTCCATTAGAGCGATTGATTACTGACAGGCGAGTAGTTGAAGCTGCTAAGAAAGGCGTAATCTTTCCTACATTTGCCAAATCTATTTACAGTAACTTTGCAGGTGGTGACTCTCAGAAGTCAGCCTTAGCTCTGCAAACATTTGCTGAGTATCAACTTGCTGAGGCAGTCGTTGATGGGCAGTCAATACAATACAACCTAATGCGCAAGTCACTTGATCCAATGCAGTATGGCATGATGGACGCTGCACTTGCAGCGGTAAACATTATGGGTGTGACACCTGCTGAGTTTTCAGTGCGCCAACAAACTTATGCACAAGACGGTGGCAATATCTTTGATGATGTTAAGGGCGATCTGAATATACCAAAGGCCAGAAACATTTCTACTGCCTTTGATGCGCTTGGAATAAGTATAAGCCCCAAGTTCAAGGAAGAACTACAGGGTGCGTTGATTGCTAGAAAGGTTATGGGAATGCCTGTAACTGAAGAAAGTTTGGGCGCGTTTGTTGATGAATACGTTTCCTCAATGAATATGAATGCCGATATGTTTGTAATGGCACCGACTATTGATGGTATGTCTCAATATGCTCGTACATCTTGGATGAATACAAACGATATGTCTGCAATGAGGGAACAAGTTATTGGTGCAATATCTGATGCGCCAGAATATCAACGTATGTTTACTGGCGGCACATTCTTAGATGCGGCAGTTGAAATATTCATGCAAGCAATTCCTGGGCGCAATGCAATTGCAATGTTGCGTGAGCAAGAAGATGTGATTGCAAACTTAAATACTGATCGCGAGAAGACGATGAAGATGATGCAGATTCTTGGTGTTGATGTTCACTATCAGCCTGTGGTCGAAGCATTTGAAAATGGACAGCCAGCATATCGTGCTGGATTCAAAACTACAGATGGTCGCTTTGAGCCATTCACTGTTAATAATGAGTTTGTCATTGTGTCTCCACCTGCTCCAGATGAAACAACTGGATCGCTCCTTCTACGAGAAATAAATAATAGGGCTAGAATACTAGCCACAACTGGTGAAGATTATAGTCGCATTGCTGATCCAAATACTAGAATTGCCTTAGCTCGGACAGATGTGCGCATTCAACAACTTCAGGGACAGCAGCAAACCTTAGAAGATTTCCAAGCAAATACACGGCTATTCCAAGAATTGACAGAATTGCTTGAAGGAACTGGCGTTACGCTAGAGGAAATAATCAATGGAAATTAATGTCCCTAATTTACCTCCGCTAACAGTAGAAAAAACTCCTGATCCAGCCGACCAGCGAATAACAATAGGTCAAACTGGCAATGCTCAAATGCAAACGACATTTGGCAGTGTGTTCGATCAGTTATCTTTCTATACAAGCGAAGGTAAGTTTGAGGCAGATGCAGCCCAGACTGTAGAAGATTACATTGAGAAGCATAATCTTCCAGCACCATTAGCCAATCACATGAGGGCGTTTGGCTCTGCAAGCATGGATGATTTTAATCGTGCGGTTCAGTTTGTACAAAGCAGACAGCGTTCACAATATGCAATGGAAAACTCTAGCTTGGGTGCGCAGATTATTACTGACCCAACTATTCCTCTTAGCATCTTTACTCCATATGCATCAGTTAAAGCTTTGCAGGTCGGCTCAAAGGCTTTGCAATTCTTTAAGCAAGCTGGTGTTAAGGGGATTAAAAATCCAGTTCGTATGGCGGCTAGTGCGCGGCGTATTGCCAGAGGCGATATGAGCCGCGCTGAAATAACTAAATTACTTGCTCTTGATGGTGCAGTGTCTACTGGTGCAATGACTTTCCCAGAAGCGTTAAGCCAAGCTGGTATTGATCCAGAAGAAGCAATTAATGACATGCTAACAGCTTCATTGATTACAAGTGCGGGTGCATTGTTTGGTGGTGGGTTAGGCTATGGGTTTGCATCACTGCGGCCTCAACGTGAGGCAGCGAGAACACGCGCATTCAATGAGGGATACCGTGATTATCTAAACGGCACATCTGACAAACCAATAGAAGCAGGTGAAGACACATCACTCGCTGGCAGTTGGTTTACTAATTCTTGGTTTATGAAAGCTGTGCCAACACCAGTTCGTCAGGTTTTGCAGAGCGAACGCTATGACGAGTTCCTAAAAATGGAAATGCTGGCCTTGGCTGGCGACAATGGTATGCCGTTGGTTATGAATCAACTTGGTAAGTCTGCGGGTTCTTCTGTATTTACAAACTCTGGTCGCCGTGCGGGTGAGTGGTTTGCTACACTTGAACAGCTAGACTCTACATACAATGAGTTAATGAAAGTCAAAGATCGTGGCGATATTCAGGTTCTAAACCTAGAACTGCGTAACGCGATGGAGAAAATTAGAGGCCGTATTGGTTTAGAAAGCTACACTAAACAACAATGGTACACCCACATTGGGCGGTTGTATGTAGATGAAGTCCCTGCTGAAAAACTGACAGATCAAGAGGCTCGTTCCGTTGCGTCACTTGAAAAGTTCTTTGATAATTATCGCAGGGAAATGGAAGACCTTGGGCTTATCAACAGCCGTGATATGTTTGAGACTAAATTCATAGAAGCTCTTGGTCGCAAAGGCGAAAAGATTTCTATGACAAATGGCATTATCCAGCAAAACAAAAAGTGGATGCAAGGCCAGCAAGCAAAGCTGTCAACAGAATATGAAAAGCTTACAAACAAGCTTGGCTCATTAGCTAATACTGCTCAGACGCGCGGCCTAACTGCAAAGCAGTTAAAGCTGCAAGATGATTTGCAGCGTGAGTTGGTAGAGAAGCAAGCTGAGATGACAAGGTTTGATGAGTTGTTTGACATGATCTCATCAGCCAAAAACATTGACGATCTATATGGAATGCGCAGCAAGCTAGACCTTACACCCAAAATGCGTGAAGGGCTTGGCACTCTATCTAAATCTGTAGACGATCTGGTTGCTCAGATTGATAATTTAAAAAGATACTTGGATACAGTTGATGGTCAGCCAAAGGCTAGATACTTGCCACGTTTCTTTAATCGTCAGGCAATTGCATCAGATCGCCAAGCATTCAAAGATATACTGATGCGTTGGTATCGGAATAACCCAGAGATTCGCAGCATCGAAGACGGTCAGGTTGTTGTTCGCAAACTTAGTACAGCCCCAGAAGAAGTTGCAAAACGTGCGGAATCCACCATTGCAGCAATCATGGAAGAAACAGAAGAAGAAGCAATTGAAGCAATCTTCTCTGGCTTTGGTCGCGGCAAGCACTTCATGGAACGAGCGTTGGATATTCCAAACTCAGAGATAAAAGACTTTATCGTCACTGATGTTAAGGAATTGATGATTGCTTATACCAATCGGGTTGCGCCTAAGATTGAATATCACAAGCGTTTTGTTGACTCAGAGAATGGTGGACTTCAAAGTTTAGAGGCTCGGCTCGAATACTATCGCAACTATATGCGTGAGCGTGGCTACTCCAAGAAAGAGATAGATCAATACATTAAGAACTTTGTTCATAGTTATGATCGCGTTGTTGGGACTACTCTTAAACGCGCCGATGCAATAGATACAAAGCTTGCTGATGCTTTACGCACTGCGACAAGTTGGACATTCCTTGGTTCTTCTGGGGTTGCAGCGGTTGGTGACTTGTCTACTTTGTTCATGGATCACGAAATGAACACAATTGGCAAGGCGTTCTTGTCTATGTTGGACTCTAACAATTCTGCATTTAAGATGGGCAAGCGTGAAGCCAATCTAGCTGGTGAAGCATTAGAGATTACCATGGGTACAACGCACCTGCGTTACATGGAAAGCCTATCAAACGATATGTTTGGCAAAGGTACATTTGATAAGTTGAACAATGCTTTCTATATTGCTAATGGCTTGTCTGTTGTAACTACCGCAGCCAAAAGTTTAGATGGCTTAGTGCGCAGCCACACTATCATCGAAGCCTCAATGAAGTTGACCAAGGGTAAAGCAACTAAGTTTGAGCAAGAGTTCTTGGCACGATACAATATTACGCCTGAACTAGCGCAGCGTATCTCCGAGATGCCAGTGCAGAAGACAGATCAGGGCTTGTTCTTAGCTAATACTGAGGCTTGGACTGATGATCTAGTAGTTCAGGAGTTCCGCAATGCTTTGCGCAGCGGTATTATGAACCGAGTAATTATGGGTACACCTGCCGATAAGCCGATTATGATGGATGGTGTTGCTTATGTTCCTATTAGTTTAGGCCGACAGTTTGGTTTGAAAGAAGACAGCCGTGTGCTTGGATATGCGCGGGTTGAGTCTGGATTACTTGCGCTGCCGTTTACCTTCTACAGTTATACAATGGGTGCATTAAGCAAGATTACAGCAAACTATGCAGCGGGATCAGTGCGTAATCCAATGGCGCATATGGCTGTTGCAATGGGACTAGGCTCTATGATTGTCCGTGTCCGTACACCAGACTACATCTGGAACGACATGGAGCCACAAGACAAAATTGCCAGATCATTTGATTTTTCTGGATTGGCTGCATTGTATTCTGATTTGACATACAGAGCTATAACCATGGCGCACGAGATGGGTATTACAAATGAAACATTCATCTCTCCTAAGTTCAAAGCAGAACCAGATATGCTTGGTGCATTAGCATCGTTTGGTGGTGCTCCTTCTGATTGGACTTATGGTGTCGCGCAAGGAATAGGCGACATGCTATCTGGTAATATGAGTGATGGTGCAAAAGCTTTAGTGCGGCACACTCCATTAATAAATGCCTTCGCGTTTCAAGGTTTATTGAAAGACACGGCTATGGATATAGTCGGCACACTACCGAACCGACCTTAACATTTGTGCGTTGAGCAAACAAAACTGCAATGTTAATTGCTTAAAAAAAGGTAAACGGTATGACAATTAACTTATCTGATAACTCGCCTCGCATATCATACTCTGTGGCTGAAAGCACAACGCAGACTTCTTTTGCTGTGCCGTTTGAGTTCTTTGATGATGATGATCTTAATGTTTACGTTGACGGTACGTTAAAGACATTAACTACTGACTACACTACAACTGGTGGTGATGGGTCTACTGGAACGGTTAGTATATCAGTGACAGGTGCATCTGGCGGTTCTACTGTAGTTATTACACGCGACATTGATATTGAGCGTACTACTGACTTTCCAACCTCTGGCCCTTTTCAGATCGCAGCCCTTAATACTGAGCTTGATCGCATTACCGCTATTGCTGCTGACCTTGATGATCGGGCTGCTCGTGCTCTCCAGCTTACAGATTATGATGCGTCTGCTAACCTAACTCTACCTGACTTAGATACTCGTAAAGGTAAGACACTTGCATTTAATTTAACAACTGGTGCTGTTGAAGCTGGCCCATCTACTGCTGATGTTCAATCTGTGTCTGACACTGCTGCTGATATTGCATTGCTTGCAGACATCGAAGATGGAACGCTTGCGACAAATGCAATTACCAACGTAAATACAATTCGCACTGATGTAACCACTGTGTCTGGCATATCAGCAAATGTTACTACTGTTGCTGCTAATGATACCAACGTTACTACAGTCGCGACTGATCTAAGCGGGTCAGATACAATTGGTACCGTTGCTGGCTCTATTTTAAATGTAAATACTGTCAGTGGTTCGATTGCAGATGTTACAACTGTTGCGTCTAATTTGTCTGGAACAGATACAATTGGGACGGTGGCAACAAACATTGCAAACGTAAATACTGTTGGTGGCATATCTGCAAACGTAACGACTGTTGCTGGCATATCGGCAAATATTACAACTCTTGCTGGACTAACATCTGACATTACAGCGGTGGCAAATGTTGACACTGAGCTTGCTGCGGTAAGCGCAAAGATTACAGAGGTTCAAACTGTTGCGGATGACCTTAACGAAAGCATTTCTGAGATTGAGACTGTTGCCAACGACTTAACATCTGGCAGCTTTATTGCTGGAACTGAGTATGACTTTGGATCAATTACTACAGCGACAACAGGTACATCAGGATCGCCTGACGGATTCATTGTTACTGTTTATAACAACCTTAGTGACATCACGGCTCTTGCTGGTCAGGTTTCTAACATCTCAACTCTTGGGTCTATATCGGCAAACATTACGACTGTGGCTGGTATCTCAAGCAATGTGACAACAGTGGCGGGTATAAGTGCCAATGTCACAAGCGTTGCAGGTGTCAGTGGCAGTATTCCAACTGTGGCAGGTGTAGCAAGTGATGTGTCAACTGTGGCGGGGATTAGTTCTGCGGTTTCAACTGTTGCTTCAAATGTATCAGGAATAAATAACTTTTCTGAACGTTATCGGATTGGAACAACTGAGCCATCAACAAGCCTTGATACTGGCGATTTGTTTTACAATACCTCTACAACAACTCTCAAGGTTTATAATGGGTCTGCTTGGGAAGCAGGTGTGACTGCTGGGTCAGGCTTCCTTTCTCAGTCAAGTAACTTGTCTGACTTGCAGAGTGCGGCAACAGCTCGAACAAACTTAGGTTTGGGAACTGCGGCAACATCTGACACTGGAGACTTTGCGGCGACTTCACACACTCACACATTGTCTGACATCACAGATAGTGGAACCATGGCATCTCAGAATGCTAACAACGTAAACATAACTGGCGGCATCATTGATGGCGGCTCAATCGTGTAAGGACTGAAATATGGCAACATCTATTAGATTACGCGGCGGTACAACATCACAGCATTCAACATTCACTGGTGCTGCCAAAGAGGTTACTGTCGATACTGACAAGAATACAATCGTGGTTCACGATGGGGCAACGGCTGGCGGTATTCCACTGGCAAAAGCAAGCGAAGTGTTTGGTGGCACATACACAGGCGATGTAGACATCACTGGCGAGTTGATCGTCGACAGCTACAACGAAACCTACGCAGCGGTTACATCATCCTCTAACGCCACTACAGTGGACTGTGAGGCAGGTAACGCATTCAGCCACACACTGACAGAGAACACCACGTTCACGTTCTCTAACCCACCTGCCAGTGGCACTGCGTATAGCTTCAGCATTGAGATCATTCAGGATGCCTCTGCGTCTGGGTTCACAGTCACTTGGCCTACGTCTGTTGATTGGCCAGCAGCAACTGCACCCACACTGACAGCGACAGCATCTGCAAAGGATGTCTTTGTGTTCACTACTCGTGACGGTGGCACTAACTGGTATGGCTTCACGGCAGGTCTGGCATTAGCATAAGGGTTTCATAACATGGCAACTAAAAAGAAACTCTTACAAGCTGCTGCAGGTAGTGCAGGTGGTGAAGCCCTGAACGTAGAAGATGTGTTCAGCACTTATTTGTATACTGGTAACGACACAGCTACGGCAATAGACAATGGGGTTGACTTAGCTGGCGAAGGTGGTTTGGTTTGGGTAAAAGCTAGGTCAACTGCTGTAGAGCATGTTTTATATGACACAGAACGTGGGGCTTTAAAGTTATTGCAATCTAATTCCACTGCCGCTGAACTTACTCAGTCAACTGGTCTATCTTCTTTTAATTCCAATGGTTTTACAGTAGGAACAAATGGTAATATTAACGGTTCCCCCCATACCTACGCCTCTTGGACATTCCGCAAAGCCCCTAAGTTCTTTGATGTGGTGAAGGTTGTCGGGGACGGAACTGGCACTAGAACAATAAACCATAATTTAAATGGAACTGTTGGTACAATTATTATCAAGAAAACAAGTTCCACAGGAGACTGGTTTGTTTCACATAGAACACAAAATAACTTTGTTGGCTGGGCTAAGTTAAATACAACTGATGCTTTTTCTTCAACAGGCTCTCAGATCAGCAATGTGACCGATACATCATTTGATATTGGTTCTTTCTACAACGGCACTGGTGTAGAATGGATCATTTATGTATTCGCCCACAACGATGGTGACGGTGAGTTCGGCCCTGATGGTGATGCTGATATTATCAAGTGTGGGAGTTATACTGGGAACAGCACTGTTGGACACACTATTGATTTAGGTTTTGAGGCTCAATGGGTTCTGGTAAGAAGCACAAGTAATTTAAGAAAGTGGATGTTGTACGATGCAATGCGTGGAATGCCTGTAGATGGTAATGGGGCAGCACTGTATCCCAACAGCAACGATGATGAGGAAAATTTACAGCGAATAGGTGCTTCTAATGTTGGTTTTCAACTTACAAGCACTGATAGTATGGTTAATCTGTCGGGTGAGACTTACATCTACATAGCCATACGCAGAGGCCCAATGGCGGTGCCGACTGATGCGACTGATGTGTTTGATGTGGAATACTCCAGTCAAAACAGTGATGGATATTATGCAAATCTTGGGGCTGTCACTGATACTTGGCTTTATAAAGACAAAAGCACATCTTCAAACTGGCTTATGCGGTCAAGGTTAACTGGTGCAAATTACTTAAACACTAACTTAACAGAAGCAGAGAGCACACAATCATCTAATGTTTTTGATTTTATGGATGGTTGGTTTTATGATGGAACCTCTAATTCATCTAAATACTCTTGGATGTGGAAACGTGCTCCCTCGTTCTGTGATGCAGTCGCATACACAGGCAACGGAACAGCAGGGCGTACTGTAAGCCATAACCTTGGCGTTGCACCTGAGATGATGTGGGTGAAGCGTAGAAACACTACTGGCGCTTGGGCTGTGTATCATAAAGGTCTAAATGGTGGCACTGATCCCGAAGATTACTATCTTACACTAACAACCAATGCTGAAACAACTGGAAGTTATTGGAATAATACCGCCCCAACAGATAGCGTTATTACTTTTAATGGTGGAAGTATTACAAACGCATCAGGCTCTACCTACATAGCCTACCTATTCGCAAGCCTAGATGGTGTGTCTAAGGTGGGGAGCTATACTGGATCAAGTTCTGCACAAACGATTGATTGTGGCTTTAGCAGCGGTGCTAGGTTTGTGATGATCAAGAATGTAACACAGCGCAAGAACTGGATGTTTTTGATACAGAACGGGGATAGTTTCTGGCAATGAGTCGACATTGAACTAATCATACCGCAGAGAGATGTAATGGTGATGATCTTAGACCCCTATTCAGTGGTTTATTGAAGCAAAAGTTCTTTAACAAACAGTGGCTACCTACATCTTCTACGCAATCGCATAATCAAACTCATATGAAAGGGATCAATCTAATGAGTGAATACAGAAACAGAACAACAGGTAGTCGTAAAGACCTCAGGAGCAGTGGCGCAATGATCTGCCAACATGTCCCTACCTCGTGGTATGGAAAGCGCAACCCTAGACGCACTAGACCTAGACCCAGTGCTACGCAGCCCAGCGGCTACGTAGGCGATATCAAACATCAGTGCGTGATGGTGTTGAGCAAAACGCCAACGGTGATTGGGTAGAAAAGTATGTTGCCCGTGACATGTTCCTAGACACCACAGAGGATGGCTTTACGACAACCAAGGCAGAGCATGAGGTGGCTTATCAGGCGGGTCTAGATGCAAAGACTGCCGAAGGTCATCGCACCACACGCAATAAGCTATTAGCTGACAGCGATTGGACGCAAATGAATGACAGCCCACTCAGCAATGAGGACAAGACAGCTTGGGCAACCTATCGCCAAGAGTTGCGTGATATGTCAGACTTGGCAGCGTGGCCCAACATTGCCGATGATGATTGGCCTGTAGCACCGTAAGAGGAATGAGATGGACAAACGTACTGTTGCATCAGCGCATGAGCGCATTGACACTATTGAAAAGCAGATCGTTGCTATGAAAACTGAAATGGATATTCAGTTTCGTGATCTGTTCAACCGTGTGAAAAGACTAGAAGCTATTATGATTGGCTCATCGGCAGCTATAATTATTATGCTGCTAAGATTGAGCCTATCGGGATAATGACTTGGCTATACTTGAGAGCATCATGGCTGCGAACGCCGCTTATTCGGTTATCCGTCAAGCTCTCAGTAATGGTAAAGAAACTGCGGGACTTATCGGCGCGGTTGGTAAGTTTCTTTCAGCGGAAGAAGATGTAAAGGAGGCTGTTCAACGCAAGAAGAACAGTCCACTTACTGCAATCACTGGTGGTTCTGAAGGTGATTGGGAAGAATTTCAACACTTAGAAAATCTAAAGCAAAAGCGACAGGAGTTAGAATCCTACTGTCGTTTATATGCGCCCCCTGGCACATGGGATCGTTGGCAGCAATGGCAAGCTGAAGCTCGTAAGCAGAGGCAAGCTGCTAAGAAGGCTGCTGAGAAGGCCAGAGAGGAGCGTATGGAAGCGATAGCAACATTTGCGGGGATTGCCATGGCTGTAATTGTTCTGGCT